AGATGATGAGTGGAATATCGAAAATAATGATGATGAATCTGAAAGAACTGAAGCGTTATATGAATTTTTAGTTGAAGAAGGTATACCTACATTATATGAAGACGAAGAAGGAAATGAAATAGAAGAAGACAAGTATTTTATTTATCCTAGTGGTAGCGCCACTTACGGTATTGGAAAACAATACGAATGGTTAGGTAGCGATACTCTACAACCTGACACATATGATGTTTATACTCAAGATGAGTTAGATAATGCCGCTAGAAGATATGTTGAAAATGCAGTTGATGATATGGGTTATGACGCATTTACAAGTTGGGTTTGGGATCAAGCACTTGATAAAGGACAGTGGGAAGGTTGGTTAAGAGATTTTTATGAAGACATTATTAGAGATGATCCTGAAAACTATGATATAGGATTAGAATTATCTACAAATCAACAACGTCAAATTAATCAATTAACAAAAACCATAGAAAATTTAAATAATAGATTAAGAAATGAAGATCTTTCAGAGGAAGAGTATGAAAAAATAGAACAACAAATTGAAGACACAGATGAGTATATTGAAAACATAAAAGAAGATCCACAAGGTGGTTATGATGAAAGTTCCATAGAAAATGAAATTGATGATAGAGTTAGTGAATATATTGATGATATTGATGATTTTATTAAACACTATGGTTATGAAAGTAGTTTTATAATGGATTTTGTTGATTTAGATGAAGTAACTGAGATTGTCGTAAATAGTGATGGTTATGGTAATCTATTGAACTCATATGATGGAGAAATGTTTGAAACACAGGTTAATGGTGATTGGTATTATGTAATGAGGGCTAGTTAGGTCTTTATTTTTTTATTTCTTTGTGATATTTTTTATAAAAGAATGGCAAAGAGAAAACCAAAAATAAAATTTTTAATGGAAACCGATTGGATGTTTGAAAAACCCATCGATCGTGAGCATAAAGAATACAAACTACTTTCCTACTTCCAAAAAATGGGAGAAAAATTAGACAAATTAGAATTATACCCTGGTTTCATTGAATTGTCATTACATCTTATGAACCTTCAGACTCTTATGAAGGAAAGAAAAATAATCTATACCGATAAAAAGTTAGACTCAATAGACGACGAGTTATTGGTTAAAGATTTAAAAGTCAGAGATATCCCTGAACTATCTACAGAAGAATTTAATGAATTTGTACAAATATTATCTTATTCCGCACCAAGAATAATGGAATACTTCAATGTTGCAAAATCCGTATGGACTATAGTTTTTGATGCTCTTGAAATGAAGGTTAAAAAAAATAAAAAAAACATTTTTTCAAAAAAAGGATTTTTTTATTTTAATAATAAAGAAAACGGTCAAATCTATGTTTGGGAATATCATATTAAACCCGCAGCAAAAGGATCTCCCGAATCAAAAACATGGGTTAATTTAATTTATAACGAGGATTCGAAAGAGTTGACGCTACCAAAAATTATATCTACATTTTCCACAATGGATGAAAAAGAAACAAAGGAAAATCCTGTTTTTGAAATGATTTGTACTGGAACATTCCCCATGGATGAAACGTTACTCCCATTGTTTAAAAGAAGATTAGTATCATATATTAATCAGCAAAAAAGACTTCAAGAATACGAAAAAACAAAAAATGACCTTAACGATGGGATTTAATAAGAGAATATTAAAGAAAGAAAATATTTTAAATAACCTACCAAATCTTATGACTTATTTAGACGCCGATGCAATTATTTGCACCGACGATTTCTCACGCAAAGTTTATAGGTTATTTAATGAAGGATTTACAAAAGAAGAAATAATAAATCTAATAAATAAAATGAAATGAAAATTAAATTGGAATATGTTTGGTTAGACGGATATAAACCTGAACCTAACCTAAGAAGTAAAGTTAAGATTGTTGATTATGAATCTGTTAAGAATGCGTTTCTTGATGGAAATTTTCCTATGTGGAATTTTGATGGGTCATCAACATCTCAGGCTGAAACAGGAAACTCAGATAGATTGTTGAAACCTGTGAGACATTACATGCCTTCCGCATTTCCAATGGAAAATAACACCGTTTATATTATATGTGAGGTATTAAATCCTGATGGAACACCACATGAGTCAAATAAAAGAGCAAGTATTGGTGAAAATTTTGAAGATCTTTGGTTTGGTTTTGAACAAGAATATTTCATTCGTGAAGAAGTTAATGGAAACATTTTAGGACACAAGAGAAACATTCTTAAAGGTCAAGGTGAATATTACTGTGGTGTTGGACATAATGTTGTTGGTCGTGAGTTTGTTGACGAACATTTAAATATGTGTTTAAATTATGGAATTGGTATTACCGGTATTAATGCTGAGGTAGCTTTAGGTCAGTGGGAATATCAAGTTTTTTCACAAGGTAAATTAAAAGGTGGAGATGATCTTTGGATGACTAGATATTTCTTATTGAAAATTGCGGAAAAATATGGTTACCATATCGAACTTCACCCAAAACCAATTACGCACGGAGAGTGGAATGGATCAGGACTTCATACAAACTTCTCAACAGATATGATGAGACTCGATGGGAACGAAAAATATTTCATGGCACTATTCAACGCACTTGAATCAAGACACGAAGATCATATTAAAGCGTATGGGTCAAACAATCACCTACGATTAACTGGTGAATACGAGACTCAAGCGATTGATAAGTTTAGTTGGGGTGTATCTGATCGTGGAGCATCAATTAGAGTTCCTCAGGACACCGCAAAAGAATGGAAAGGATATGTTGAAGATCGTAGACCAGGATCAAACGCCGATCCGTATAAAATCATTCGTGAGATCGTTAATTCACTATACGTTGCTCAACTTCTTTATGATACAAAAACTATGATGACCTCATTTGTTGATATGGATGGTCTTACCGGAAAATACGGTACAATGTCTAACGATGAGTTATTAAAAGAATATAGAGAAGAAGAATAATGGAAAAAGAATGTGTATGTGGTGGGTCAGGACCTTGTCAGTGTCCACCACCAAGAGTAGAACAAGTAAATCACCCACAACATTATGGTGGTGAAAACAACCCTTACGAAGCTATCAAAGTTATTGATGCTTGGGATTTAGGATTTAGTTTAGGAAATACAGTAAAATATATCAGCCGTGCAGGAAAGAAAGGAAAAGACAAAGAACTCGAGGACCTCAGAAAGGCCTTATGGTACCTCCAACACCACATCGAAACACTCGAAAAATAAAACGGGTTTAGATAAAGAGATTAATGTTTGGGACGCTCTCACAACACCAAACGAATTATTAAGAGAAACCCTCATTAACTTTATGTGGGGATTTTTAGGAAACTCTATTGTTGTGTTTGCAGCAAAAGAACTGGACTTTTTGGTCCTTATAAATTATATTGTTTATTACATACTGATTTCTTATATTGTGAATAGAAAAAAATATGAAACTATGTTAGGTAAGTTCATTATTCTTCCTGGTTCGGCTGCAGCAGGAGCATTTACAGGTTATAAATTGGCACAAATAATCTCAAATTTTATATGAATATGGAAAAAGAATGGGAACCAAATGATTATCAAGGAAAAAGAGAAGATCAGATACAACGAAATTATCGAATATTAGCGTTATCAATAATTTTAATATGGTTGTTCTTTATGGGACTTTTAGTTTATAAATTTATTAACTTTTTATTTTAAGATAAAATATGAAATATTACAAATTTACATTAGGTCACAGAGGAGCCGAGGTTTACCCATTCAAACTAAATACAGAACAATACAACACTTTCCAAGATAAAAGAGTTGAATTTGATGAAATGGATTACGATCAAATTTGTGAAGTCTTGGGTATTGAAAGTTATTTTGATTCTGAATTAGATACTTTGATTGGTCCATACCCCGATACTTTTTATATGAGAGTAGAGGATGAAGACGGTAATTTAGTTTATGAAACTGAAGAACTTGATCGTGAAAAATGTGATTACGAAGAAAAGTATTGTAGTAAAGATGCTTATCTTATCATAGAAGATCATTGTAAAGGTGACATGTTAGTATATGACATACCATTAGAAGAAGACTTTGATGTAGAAAAAATTAGATTTGAAGTTAAAGATGTTGGTTGTAGAGTTGAAATTGTCACAGATATGTTTTATGATGATAAAAGATATGAAATTTATAAATCATTTGGGGATATGACACCGAAAGGTTATTATTACCATATAACAGCAGGAATTTAAAATGATAGATTTAAAAGTAACTTCACCACACTAATAGATATTTATTAGTATGAAAGGTTTAATATTAGATGAAAAAGAAATTGTTCTTCAGTATGAGAAATTAAAAAATGTGAATAAAGTTGCTGAAATTTTTAATGTATCAGCATCAACAGTTCAGAGGAGGTTGAAAAAGAATGGAATCGTCTTCACTTCAAAATACCATACCTTAAATGAAATTGAAGTTTTGGAACAATACTCGTTGTTAAAAAATATTCATAAAGTTGCGGAATATTTTAATATGTCGATAAGTCCTATAAAGAAAGTACTCAAAATGAACGGGATTGATTTGACAAATAGACGATATGATGTTAATCATAAATATTTTGAAAAGATAGATAATGAAGAAAGAGCTTATTGGCTTGGGTTCCTATATGCCGATGGGTATATCAGGGAAAGAAAATTTGGGAATTCACTTGAGTTGAAATTATCTGTAAAAGATGATGAACATTTAAAATTGTTTAAACGGTGTTTAAATTCTAATCACAAAATTGTATACGGGTTTAATACTACCCATAATAATGGTAAACCATCTGTTTCACATATGGGGCATTTGGCAATATATTCTAATGAGTTGGTTGAGGGTATTAAATCCCACGGGATCCATTCTAGAAAAACTTTCACAATTTCTAAACCAAATTTAGATAATGATTTGATGAGACATTTTATTAGGGGATATTTTGACGGAGACGGGTCCTTTTCATTCAATAGTAAAACAAAAAAAAATACGTCGCAGATAGTTAGCGCTTCCAAAGAGTTTCAAAATTTTATAATTAATGAGTTAGCATTAAACGGAATTAAAATTAATCTTTATTCAGGAATTAAATTACAAATACAAAACAAGGTTGAAAACTTAAAATTTTATCATTACATTTATGATAATGCTAAAATTTATTTAAATAGAAAAAAAGAAAAATATGAAGAATTTAGAAGATTTTTTGGGAACAATAATTAATGGTGATTGTATTGAGGTAATGAAAACATTACCAGAAGGATCTGTGGATCTAATCGTAACTAGTTGTCCGTATGGTGTGGGGATTGATTATGATGTTCACGAAGATGATGTTGAATTTGAAGAATACAAAGTTTTCTCAAAACAATGGCTAAATGAGGCGTACCGTGTGTTAAAAGATGATGGTCGTATTGCTTTGAACATACCGTATGAAATTAACAGACAGAAAAAAGGTGGTCGTATTTTCTTTGTTTCTGAGATGTGGCAAATCATGAAACAAATCGGTTTTGGTTTCTTTGGTATTGTGGATTTGGAAGAACAATCACCACATAGAAGTAAGACTACAGCTTGGGGATCTTGGATGAGTCCTAGTTCACCATACATTTATAACCCTAAAGAATGTGTTGTATTGGCATACAAAAAACAACACATTAAGAAGATCAAAGGTCAACCACAATGGACTGGAGAATTAACTGAAATTGAAAATGAAGATGGTTCTAAACGAAACAAAATGGTCTATGACGAGACTGATAAGAAAGAATTTATGGAACTTGTGTTTGGTCAGTGGAATTACTTTGCAGATACTAAATCACTCACCAAGGCAACTTTCTCGATGGACATCCCAACCAAAGCGATTAAGATATTATCCTACAAGAACGATGTAGTATTGGATCCATTTGCAGGATCGGGAACTAGTTTAGTCGCCGCTGAGATCTTAGATCGTAGATGGATAGGTATTGAGTTGTCACCAAATTATTGTGATATTGCGAGAGGTAGAGTTCAGGCATTTGCCGATGAAAAACATAAAGTTAAAGTTGAAGAATCAAACTAAAACTCTATCACCTTCTTTTATATTATATTTTTTACATTCACTTCCAGGCAACTCCAACACCATATCACCTGAACCCTCGTAATGTTTACATTCGGGGGTTTTGCATGGTTGGCAATCGTGATGTATTTTAGAAATCATACCATTTTTTATGAAGATAATATCTAATGGTGTTATACAATTTTTCATCCAAAAATTATGAGGTTCATCGTCCATTAAAAATAACATACCATCAAAACCATCAAAATTTTTATTCATCATACCATTCTGAATATCTTTTGATGTAATGACGCATTTTACATTGTACAAGTTATTTTTTATTTTTAAATTCATATTTATAAATATGAAAAAATTCGAAAGATGGTCAGGTGTTATATTAAAAAAGAACGATAAAGTTCTTATGTGTAAACGAGCACCAAATAAAACTTTACCTAATATTTGGTCCATACCATCCGGACATATTGAAGATGGTGAATCACCAGGTCAAGCGGCAATTAGAGAATATTTTGAAGAGACAAATATCGAATTACCTACAGATATTAAACTTGTTGGATTTGTAAATAAATTTAATGACGATGAAACAATAAAGAGAGGTATGATGTATGTTTTTTATTGTGAAACTGATGATGATATTGAACCAGATCTTGAAAAGGCATCAGACGGATTCGAACACACAGAATGTAAATTCTTTTCTTACGAAGAATTGCCCGAACAAAAGAAAAATGAAGATTTAATGGAAATAATCAAAAAAATTTTCAAGTAGTAGTTTGTGGATTGGTTAAAATCACTATCTTTGTAGTGTAATCAATTAAACAATTCTATATGTCTACCATCACTCAAGTTCAAAATTATCAGGGTTCTAACTCATTCATCATCAAGATGAAACAAGCAATTACTAAATACGGTTCTTTGACCGCTAAACAAGCGGCGGCCGTTGAAAAAATTCTGAACGCCCCTGTTGAGGCAAAACAAGTTGAATTGACTGAGGATATGAAAAAAATTCAGTCTTACACTGGTGAAAACTCTTTCGTAAAGGAGATCCAATCTAAACTTGAGAAGTATGGTAAGTTAACTGACAAACAAGTAGATGCTGCACTTGGTCAAATTAAAAAAGAAGAGACCAAGGCTGCCACTAAACATATGAATATCCCTACTGAAGGTGACACAATCCAAGTAGGTCGCAAAATTGGTCAACAAATGAAAGAGACTTACGGGTTACAATTCAACCCAACTATTTTGGATATCACTAAAGTTTTAGCCATATCACCTAAGGCAGTTAAGTTCTCAGGTAAGATGACCGTAAAACGTTGTAACGTTTGTGTATGTTGTGCTAAAACCTTAACTGACGAATTCTCTATGATTACAAAAATGGGTAAGACTTGTGCTAAACATATGGGGGTTGAGTATATCAAAGATAAGAGTCAGGCCGATCGTTTCCGTAAGGATTATTTAAAACGAGTTGAAGAGATTGGAACTATGGAATTTTGGGTTCCTAAATCACAACTTAAGAATTGGGAGGGAGACTCTGAATTTTTATTAACTATGTTTGACTAATGTTTGTTAGTCAAACATTTTTTACTTATCTTTGTAGAAATTAATAACTATGATAAACACCATCAAAATCATTTCAGACAAATACGGAGTTTTACTCAATGAAAACTTTGTAGACTCAACCCAATTTAAGATCTTCTTAAAGTCGGTTCACGGAGCCTTGGTCCTCAATGAACCTTTAAGTTTCTTCAATGGAGACA